CCCAACAGCAACAAGCCGCTCCCCCCGAAGAGAAAGCGGCTGATGGAGAGGATTGGTTCAAGGCTATGCGCGACGCCCTCGACGAGGATAAGAAGGCTTCCCGCTCTTCTCCCCCTTCAGATCAGCCCCAGTGAACGCGAGGGGGTTGCACTCCTCCCACTGGATGCCGGTGGCTGAGTGCTGAAGGTTGAGAATGGGGGAAGGGAGTCCAATCCTCCCTCCCCGCTTGCAGAAGGCCAATTGGAAGCGTCTAGGCTTTGATTGGCCTACTTCATGGAGAACGGCAATCTCCCGCGCCCAATTGGCGAGTTCGGAGGAGCCGAAGCCTGAGTGGGCCAGTTCCATGGTGGTGAGGGGTTCGCCGGTTTCCTTGCGTTGGGGCTTGGAGACGTGGTGCATCCAGATCCAAGCGACCTTGGTCTCGTGGAGGATGGGCTGGAGCTTGTTGCGGAGGAAGACGCTGACCTCGGATTGATCGCTCAGGTCTCCGCCGAAGTAGGAGAACAGGGGATCGGCGATGATGAGATCGAGCTTGGACTTGTGGATGAATCGGCGGGCGTAGGCCAAGAACTGCTCGCCGGTGCGAACGGTCTCGGTGCGGAACTCCAGGTTCCTATGAAGCATGTTCATCTGCTCGATGGTGAACTTCCTGTGTGTGACCCCGCGGAAGGCTTCGGAGAGATCGCCGCGGTCGTTCTCCGCTTGGATGACCCCGATCTTCAATGGCTTGATCGGCGCGATGCCAAAGAAGTCGAGGCCGAGGCACCAGCGGACGATGATCTGCATCATCAGGCTGGACTTCCCGATGCCGGTACCGCCGCTGATGATCATGGATGAGCCGCGAGTGATCCAACGATTGCCGATGAGGTTGTCCGGATCATTCTTGGGATCGAAGTCGAGGAGGTCTTTGACCGTGACGATGGTGGACTGGTCATCATCGGTCTCGCGGTTGGTGAGCCAATCCTCCCAGGATGCGGCACCCAGGTTGGTGTCCAACAACCGTTGCTGCGAGGTGGGGCTGCGCCATGCGCCGGGGAGGCGGGAGTAGCGCGAGGGGTTCTTGTTCTTGGCATCGATGCCGGGGATTACCCGATAGATCTCATCCCGGCGGGCGTCCCATTCCTTGCGGGATGGGGCGTCCACCCGGACCCAGCCATGGATGCTCTTGCCCCCGGAGTCGATGAGGACGGTGATGGGTAGGCCAGAGTCCCGGAGGCGTTGTTCCTGCTCGGGCTTTGGGAGGTCATCGAACTCGACTAGGACATGGCGGAACGCGCTGACATCGTTGTCGCTGCCGCTGTAGAGGTTGGGCTTGAAGGGGTTGATGCGGACGAAGATGCCTTCGCGCTCCGGGGACAGGATGCGGGACTGGGGATCATCGAAGCGGTTGAGCCATTCCTCGATCGTGATGAATGAGCCGGCACTGACTGGCCTACCCTCCTCGACGGCGTCGCAGATGCAGACGACTTCAGTCGGGGCGAACGCGGCCAGCATGAACCGCTTAAACTCGCTGGCTTGTGGATCTGGAGCGACGGGGCTGAGCGATGGAACTGGCACCGGGGCGTCGGCCACCGGCTTCTTGAATGTCACCCTGCTGATGTCGAATGATCCGGAGGGTGATGATCCCCCGGCTTCGAGAAGATGGCCCCTAGGCTTATTGTGAGCGCGGGACGCGGCATCTCGGAGCTTGTAGGCCAGCTCTGTGGCCTTCCACGGGGGTTGGCAGGACTTGTTCCAGTCTTCGAGGAGGGTGAGGCTGTCCACATGGGAGAGGGCGAAGCCGTGGACGAGACCGACTGCGGCGGTGTAGGTGGCGTTGTGGCCACCGGATCCGGAGATGGCTGGCGGTACCTTGGAAAGCCAAAGGGCCGCTCGTTGGAGCGTTGTCATGTCGTTGATTCGTTGCTTGTTAGGGGGTTGTTAGGATTCTGGCCAGATCATGCTGAGAGGATCTGGTGGCTGGGGACCGGTTGGTGATGGCACCCAGGTCTCGGCTTCGGTCTTCGCCGGGAAGGAGATCCATCCGCGTTTGACGCCGGTGGCAATGATACTGGCCGACTCCTCGATGAGCCGACGGTTCTCGTCGGTGATGCTTGTTCGTTCCTCTTCGGTGATGGGGCTGGGTTTCTTGTTATTGAGCAGGCGTGATTCGTACCAGGGTTGTTCGTGTCTTGGGGTCTTCATGTGGGGAGGACTCGCGCCAGGATACAATTGCAGTAGGTACCCTTGGTCTTGGAGTTACATCGAGGGTGATGGACAGGATTGGCGAGAACGTGTGCTGTGAGGTCGCTCGTGAGCTGGACCATGTCAGTGAGACGACTTGCTGCTTCGAGGCAGAGGGCTTGTGCGACTCCATCGGATGATTCGATTTGGGTGCTGACGATCTTGAGTGCCGTTACGATGTCGTGTGTTGAGGACTGGTGCATGTTATTTTTGTTTGTGGACTATGATTCCGTTGCCTTTGTCGTCGGTGAGTTCGACTGATCGAACGTCTTCGAGGCGGGCCAGTGTCTTGATCATCTCGATTGGATCGTCGGCGTGAGTGACGCAGGTGAGATGGATGTCTCCGTCGCCGTGGATCAGTTTGAGATCCTGCTTGGTACGATCCCTTGTAATGCGGATGGTCCGCCCCGAGGAGAGACGGACCACCTTGATTGATTCTACGAGTGGGTATTGGTGACGAGCGGTCATGTTTTGAGTCCGCAGTGAGGACATTTCCGATTGGGAATGGATTCAAGCGGTTTGACATCGAGCCACTGGCAGAGGTCGGTGTAGGACTTGCGACCAAAGTTGGCCCACTTGAACGGAGCGATCTCTCCTGTTGCAACAGCAACCCTCGCGGATTCGCTGCAAGTGATACCGAGCTTATCCATCAGCTTGGCGTTCCGGACGCTGAGTCCGAAGGTCCACTTAGACCTATCCAGATCGCGCTGCTTGCCGGCTTGGATGATCTGATAGACGCGCTGCTTGGACATCTTGAGGTGTTCACCGATGAGCCGGTAGGTGAGACCTTCAGTCCGTAGTTTGACAACCGTGTCGATTGAATCGCTAAGTTTCATGTAGTTGGGTTTGAGCAGGACGTTGTGCTTCCTGCTCTTCTTCTTACTGACTGCTACTACCTCAAAGGTATTTGGACTGCTCGGTACCGCTTCTGTGCTTTGTGGCACTGGACACACAGGCCGTGTTGGATTGTGCATCCGCATCCCAAGCAATCGGCCAATTCGTGACATAACTGTTTCCATCGTTGTAGTTCCTCTATTGTTGTTTGTTGTTTTTGTTGTTCCTGATGTTCCATACGCATGACAGTGAGATACCGTACTTCTTGGATAGTTCTGGGTAAGTGCGTGACTTGTCCTCCTTAAGGATGGCATCTCGGATCTCGGTTGGAACAGCCGGCCACCGCCGGTTGATCCGAGGGTTCGGATCCTTGAACGGAGTGACATGGCCGACCATGCGTGACATGGATTCCTTCGTCAACCCTAATTGTTGGAGTATCGTCATTTTTCTCTTCTATTCGTTGGTTATGCAAGGGCTTTCTTGAGGTCGATCAGGGTGCAGTTGTCTCCGTCGGCCAGGTGTCGGTTGTCGTCGATGGTCTTCCGGATGGCTGATTCCAGGTGCTTGATGCGCTCCTTGGCCTCCTCCAGTTCCTTCCAAGTCTTGACGGCGTCGATGGTTCTCATTTGTTCGATGGTCATGGTTTCTTCGTAAGTGACTTGATGTATCGGTTCCTCTCAGCCGGTTTGGCGTCGATGATGTACTGTAAAGCTCCGCAAGCATTCACGCTCGCAGTGTGTTCCCAGTCCTCTTTGTTGTCGTAGAACTCATGCCACCGCTCGCTGGGTGCGACGAAAATCTGGCCGGTTCTCTTGTGGCGGAACACGAATGCGGCAGGGCCGATGGGTACGATCATCTTCCCTCCAACCATTTCTCCAAGTCGTGGAGTTCATCCACTTTGGCTTCGAGTTCTTTGATGCGGTCGTTGAGACGATTGAGTTCTCGCACGATGCCCCGTGGACGTATGTCGCTTAGGAACTTACCTTCTGGAGTCTTGATGCTGAATCCATTCAGTGGAGGCATTCGTCGCAATACGATGTGGGTGTAGCGTTTCACGGCTTCACCTCCTTCACCTTGCCGGTGTCTCGGTCAACGACACCCAATGCAATGGCGTTGAACAACACGGTGTACCCACAGTTGTTGCACTGAACTTGGATCAGCGGAGTAATTGCAGCGCCGGGGCAGTGATTGCCTTCGTTGAACTCTCGGACCTCAACGACGGTTCCAATGCTCCAAACGGTGGTGGGGATGCAGATCGGGCATTCGCGCTTTCCCTTCCAAACAGTGGAAATGCTGTTGGTGATGAGCTTGCGCTGGGAATCGTTGAGGTTCACGACTTGTCCTCCGTGGTAAATCCGATGCCAGCTTTGTCCCACAGCAGCAGATCCGCTCGCAATGCGTCGTTCTCCTGCTCCAGTTGTTTCACCCGATCCTCCAGCTTGCGGACATCGAGTGCGAATTTGCGTAGTGAGTTTTTGTCACACGGCCCGAAAGGGTCTTCAGCCATATACCGAAGGTGTTCTTCAAGTGTCATAGCTTGGCCTCCTTGGCTTTTTCAATCAACGCAACTACCGGACATGGTTCGCCGTATTTGTGTTGATGTTTTTTTGAATGATGAACCCATGAGCAGTGAAGTACTACTAAGTCCAAAGCCTCCTCCAGCCGCTTGATGCGCTCACGAGCTTCATCACGCTGCTTTGTCAGTAGTTGATTTTCACGAGTCTTACATGCCATAGATTGCTCTGCCCGTTTCCATTGATTGTCAGCTAGTTCGACATCGTAAACGGTACGGCATTCGTAGGTAGCGAATCCGCAGTTATCCGACCTCAGTATGTTCCCGCCGTGAACCATGATCGGCGATTCGCAGAACGGGCATTTGTCTGGTGCGGTTTTCACAGCTTGGCCTCCTTGGCTTCGCGCCATTGAACAGCGCATATAATCCATCGAGTGTTGGTTTGATCGAAGATATACTTTTCCATCGCATCCCCCGCTGCCTCCAACCGCTTGATGCGGTCTTGATACTCCCTTACGTCACCGATGCCCACCGGCAGAGCAACGCTCCCACGCAACCAGTTGGCCCACAGGGCGTGAGGGTCGTTGACAACTGCCTCCAGCCGTTTAATGCGCTCATTGGCCGCGTTGAGTTCCTCTTTACTTTTATCTACTCCACGCTTTTCTGCGGTCGTTATCAGTTCGTATTGGAGTCTGTTTGTTTTGTTGGCTTCGTTGAGTTCGCGTTCCAACCTCCTGCACAGCATGCCGAGTTCGGCCACGTTGTGAGGAGTCGAGTCTGATATTGGGGTATCGCTCATTTCGCCTCCCTCGCTTTGAGCATCGCGTCGGCGATGAGGTATGCCATTGCTGCGGACTTATCCATGTTTTCATACCACCCCACTTCGTTGATTGCATGCGCCGCAAAGATGTCGCGATTTGATTTGCGGATCATCTCATCCAGCCAATCCGTTCCGCTGGCTGGAACGCGTAGTTTGATCGCAGCGTATTGACGCAGGGTCATGCCATGGTAATTGATTGCTGGAGTAATTCCGTCCCATTTCGTTGTATGTGGAAACGCCGGTCCTCCGTCGTTGATTGGTGCGCTCATTTCGATTCCTCCACCATCTCATAGGTCCTCCAGAAAATGTCGGGCTTGCACGGATAGTGTTCGCCCTTTACTCCGGTGATGATGTAGTCGCCGGGGCAGACGATGTGCCCACCTTCCAGCGTGTCGATCCAACCGTGGTCGTGCATGATCCGGTTGCAATGCTTGCACTTTGTCATGCCGTTCACACCGGGCAATCGGTAGTATCGCACGATGTCGCCCTCCCACTGCATTTGCTTGCGATGCTCTGGAGAGAACTGGCGCAATTCACCGTTCTCAAATCCATCGTGCGTTTTGCTGTAGTCCAACGGATGATCGCCATGCCTCATCCATTGAGTCGCTTCAATGACGACTGGTTTCTTGCGGTACTTCACGGCTTGGCCTCCTTCTTAATTAGGTTGAACAGTTCATCCCTTACGCGAAATTTTCGAAGCTGTTCAATCAATCCTCCATCTTCAGAGTTGGCTTGTTCAGATTTCGCGTCGATTGCTGCGTCGATGTATTCCAATAGTTTGTTCAATAGTTCTTCGCTCATTTCGCCTCCTCCATCACCCCGCACTCCTTCCACGTTTTACCGCCGTCGGTGCTATGTTCAAAATCTTCCAACCAGTGTTCTCTACCACTAAAACTTTCAGTGTTGGATATCAGGAATCTGTATTCTCTGTCTGACTTCATTCTCATCCACGCACCCAGCGGCACCTCATCCGCAGTCCACGGGCGGAATGTTGGGGTGGGTTTGATGCGGTATTCGTTATCAATCCAATTCCACTTGGGTGAGATTATTGTTTCCCATCTTTCAATCCCCCGATAATTCCACTCCACTTCCTTCCCGTCCACAAATGCCTGCATGATGCGGATGGCTTCTTTGGTTTCTTCGATGTTCATTTGGTTTCCTGTCTCTTTAGATATTCTGCAATTGCTTCATCTGCCAGTCCCTGAGTTCTATATCCATTTTTGATTGCGTATGCCTTTAACTCAGCATGCACATCTGGTGACACTAAAACGTGTTTAACAAGATCACGGTTTCGTTTGGGTTTGTTTGTTCCTTTTATTCCTATTCCAATAGCTGATTTCATATTTCTTCAATTTCTTCGCTGCACGATATATTTCACCGGCTTGGCTTCTGCTCATCTGGTACACCCCGGTACCATCGTTGATCAATCGCTTGGCCTGCTGACTCATCGACCGCCTCCGGTTGCGTAGTGGAGAACCAGCAGGGCGTCGCAGTTCTTCAACGTCACGTCGAGGTGCGGGTATAGTTCCTGGGCTTTGCTCTTGAGCTTGCGCTTCCATTCCGCGGAGTTGGCGCAGGATCGTTTTCCACCGAGTCCAAGAGGATCCTGCCAGATCTTGGGTTCCACGCGGTGTAGGGCGTAGCCAAGAGAGTAGGCCAGTCCTTGGATGATGCCGTAGTTCTCATGCAGGGTGGCGACCGAAGCAGCAGGAGTCAGCTTTGACACGAACTTGGGGACCTTCTCAATCCAGAGATGGCTATCTGCTAATTTGAATCCGCTTAGTAGTTGCGCCATATCCGGTAAGGACTCGGGCATTGCGAACAGGAGGATCCCGTCCTTGGTATGAATTGCGAACCCGCCGTTCACGCCTGGGTCACAGGCTACGATTGTTTTGTTTGTCATTGGTTTGTTGTGATTTAATGGTGAGAGAGTGGCCTACATAGATCCCGGCGATCACACAGAGAGGCAGGAGGATGGCCATGCCCATGATGGTCAGGGCGGTGTTCATGGGATCGTGCAGCCAAGTTCCTTGTAGCATTTGATTCGCTTGTTGGCGTGAGCCTGAGCGAGCGGGTGGAAGTTATCCTTGAAGTCGTGGATGAACGCTTGGTCCTTACCTGGTGACCGCCGCAGCGCACGGCTGGCCCGCTGGATCGTTTTCTGTGCGGATCGGCCTCCAGACACCATTACGAGCGTCTCGACGTTGGGAAGGTCAAGTCCCTCATCGGCCAGCGAAGTGGCGATCATGGTATTGATGTTTCCGGCCTTGAACTCCTCCATCGCCTCGCGCCGCGCCTTCTTGGACATCTTGGAGTAGACGAGTACGGCGTCGCCGATCGCTTTGGCGTATTCCTCCCCGAGGGTTACCCTAGGAACAAGAACGAGCGTTGGAGAATGACCACCGCAGTTTGCAAACATGATCGCCGCGGCGTTGCGTTGCTTGTTCCCGCAGATACCGATCTCGGTGATCGCCTCCCAAGCGCACATGGCTCGGAGTTCCGGCTGGCTGATCCGCATGTACCGCTTGCGCTCGGTGAAGAGCTTCTCGATGTGGTCATCGATCTTCTGCTGGATCAGGAAGTCAGTGGCCGAACTCATGTACACGGTCGCGTGGGCCAGAACATTGCCCAGTTCCTCGCGCTTGATCTCGAACTGGTTGTTGCGAAATAGGTTGCGAAGGATGGCGTTGCGCTCTGGATCATCGGACCAAGGGGTGGCATCGAAACCGTAGCGTAGACCATTGCATGACTCAATAATTGCTCGAAGAACACGGGCAGGGCTGTGTTTCGATTCGTCAACTACTAAAAGATTCTTCTTACTAAAGTCTACCGACTCATGCGGACAACGAATATCCACAATGCCATCCGGAATTCCGGCGGCTCTCAACGATGCGCGAGCTTGCTCACATGTTTCGCGTGTTGGAGCTGTCCAACCAAACGACCAATCAGGATTCAAATGGTGATAGTGCTTGATGATGGAGGAAGCGATGACTGTCTTGCCGCATCCAGCAGGGGCGATGATGAGTCCATCGCTACTCTTGGCCCACTCGACTGCTCGTTGTTGGTAGGGACGAAGCAGAAAGGCTTGCGTCGGAACGATTTCGGGATGATTCTTGGTCTGCATAGCGTGTCGTTGCGCTCTGTATTGTTTGTTACGGACTCGTTGTCACCCCCCGGAGCTTGCACTCTCCGGGGGGCTTTCGTTTCAGGATTTAGATGTCATCGACATCCACCGGAACCTTCTTCATTCGTTTCACGCGGAGTGTAACCTGTTCGGCTCCTTGCTTGTCAGTGTACTTCTCCTCTTCGAGGACGACCACCAACTGGAGTCCAACGAACCCCTGAAGGAAGCGGAAGAACGCGCCGCCAATGGAGAAGTCGAACTCATCGCCATCGCTGATGTTCGCCTCGGTGGCAGAGATGAGGGCCTGAAGCCGCCACATCATGGTATCCTTGAGGACGAAGCGGTCGCTGATGACCTCTCCGTTGCCACCCTTAAAGCGCAGGATGCAGACGGGGTTCCCGTTCTTATCGAGGTTGTCATCCTTGCAGGAGTTGACGGTGACGATGTATTCGCCGGGGCTGGCGAACGGCTTAACTTCGGCTTGTGAACGATCGACTGTGAATTTCATGGTGTTGTGTTGTGTTTGTTATTCGGACTGACGCATCGCCCATGTGGGCAACGAAAGGGTTTGAGTTGTGGATGGGTAGCAGGGCCAAGAGTTCAGTTCCTGGCACTCGATGAATGTCTTGAGTTGTTCATCGATGATTGAATGTCCGACATCGATGGCCAACTGATCAAGCTCGTAGCAGGCGACACCGTAGGGAGCTTCCTTCTCAACGGCGATGAACACGAACCGATTGATGCCGGTGATGCGTTGGTACCAAGCGGCTTGGACGTGGTAGCGGAACTGAGCGCAGGACTTAGCGAACGCGCTTGGCGACGCATCCTGAGTGGTTTTGAGGTCGATGATGTAGTCCTTGCCGATGCCATCGATGCGGGCTTTGACCTCGATGCCTTTCCAGTCGGTGAAGTACGAGACCTCCGCTTTGATTCCATCCAGTAGGCCAGAAGCAGCAGGATGGGCGTGAACCGCGGCGGCGACACCGGTGATGCTGTCCCACTGGTCTTGGTTGAGCGGAGTGAATCCGTTGTCGATGACAAGCTGGTAGTCCTCCTTACCCTGCTTGGTACGGCGATCGCCGGTGAAGAGCTTGTAGGTGATGACGAACCGCTCAGGTTCCAGGACAGCGCAGTGAGCGGCGGAACCGAACTCCAGCGCGGGGCTGGTTTCGTTCTTGGTCCTGCCATCCTGCCAAGCGCGGAAGTGAGCGGGGGACTTGCGGAACTGGTCGAGGCCGGACTTGGAGAGTGCCTTCGCAGCGTGGTAATCCGCGGCGGGCATGTCGTGGATGATATCAACCATTGGATACCTCCGTGGTGGCGATCTCAGGGGTGACGATCACAGGCAGCTTGGAGAGGATCAGGTCGGGCTTGGCGATGTACTTGGAGGCGACCGCATCGGGGAGATCGCGGAAGGTTTGGATATCCGAAATACGACCAGCCTTGATGAGCAGGGCGTTGACCTCTTCCTCGCGGGACTCGAACAGGGCTTCGAGCTTGGCGGTGATGTCGAAGCTCTTGGTGGGAGCGGCAGCAACCTCCGCGATAGCAGGCTGGAAGTCCTCGGTCTCTTCCGGGGTGTAGATGCCGGCCACAACCTCAGGAGCGAGCATGCGAACCGCTTTGCTGATGCACCGAGCGCGGAGCATTGCGGAGGGATCCTTGGCCCACCCAGAGCCCGCCTTGGCGGGAAGCAGGCCAGCGAGCTTTGCGTCCTCCGTGGTGAAGCTGATCTCGCAGGAGTTGCCGTCGTAGGTCCAGAGGGCGACCGCGGCGCGGCTATCGAACTGCTTCCAGAGAACCTTGCCACCACGGGCGCGGTATCCGGCGAGCATGGCATCGGAGCGCATGGAGAGAGAACCATTGATGATGTGGTACTCGCGCTTGAAGTCGAACGGGGTCTTCTTCTCGGCGGCGCACTGCCACGCGATGAGTTTACCTTGTTCGACCTTGGTGCATCCCAGCATTCCGCTGGAAGCAATCCACTCGCCCATCTTCTCGATGGCGGTGATGGGATCTTGGATCTTACTGTACATCTCCGAGGATGAGTCGGAGGACTGGGGGGTTGTCGTTGCGATTGCGTTCATGGGTTTTGTTGCCGTAGCATTTCTTCGATTACGTCAGAGCGGACACGGATCGTGCGCTTGGTGGCCTTCATGGCCGGTAGCTTACCTCCCCGGATCCAGCGACGAACGGTCTCGGGATGAGTCCCGAGAGCCGTTGCGATCTCTTTGATTGTCAGGAGTTTCACGCTCACGTCGTCGAAAGTAGAGACGTGCCGCAAAACGTGCAAGAGAATTCTTGCGAATTTTATTCGGACGGCTGCTGGAAGCCCCGGCGGGCGGCGATTGGAGTGAGGGTTTGGCCGGACTGGATCAGCTCTCGAACGAACTGCTTCTTGGCGATGAGTAGGCCATCGTCGTAGGCGCGTTGGAGGAGCTTGAGCTTTCGCTCGTCACCACCCTGCTGGAACCGGGGACGCATAAACTCCTGTTCTGCTCGCAGTCGGCGATAATTTCCAACAAGTTCGGTGTAGCGATCGTACTGCTCAGGCGACATCCGATCGTAGGTCTTCTGCTTCCAAGTCAGGCTGGGGCTTGGCACCGATGGGATCGCGCTGTTGTCAGCGGTCCTGCGCCAGATCGTGTAGATCGAGGTGTTGAGCGGATCGGCATCAATGTCACGCGCTTTCCATGCGTTGAAGAACTGGTACACCCACGGGTTGCTTCCCTTCGGGGTCTGTTCCACGGCAGAACCCCAGAGGTCGCGACGCACCGGCATGGCGTTCGGATCCTTTACACCAGGGATGGCCAACCCAAGGGCGGCGTACCGCTGATTGAGTTCATCGACCGTATCCTTGATGAAGCTCTGGCCACCGATTGCAGGGAGCTTGTCGCGTTCGGCGCGGCGCACGGCACCGAGGATGGCTGGAGCCACAGGAGACGCGGCGGTAACCGCGAGACTCTTGAGCCAGCGATCCATCGAGTTGGTGGATTCCTGCGACAGGAGCTTGATGAAATCGCTGGTTCCCTTGAGGAACTGCTGCTCCATCACAAAGCTGAGGCCAGAGGTTGGAACTGCCTTGAAGAGCGATGTTGCTACCTCTTCGTTGCTGCGTCCTCGCTCCAATTGGCGCAGAGAAGTTCCAGCCATGATCCCCAATGCGCCCGCGGTTCCGAGCGACGAGAGATCGACCACGGTATCTCCCCCTTGGAACTTTGGATCCTTCCCGTTTACCAGTCGAGTTAGAGCCGAAAGGTTGATCGTACCCGGAGGCATGACGCCACCAGCCTTGGCCAACTCACGAGCCTTGTTGGTCTCGCCAGCGGTATCAAGGTTTGGGGTGATGATTCCCTTGCTGTAGAGATAACCGAACGCTGTGGTGACCATTGCTCCAACGAGAACGCGAGAATAGGCAATATTCTTTTCCCGCTGGGTCATGTTATCCCAATCTCGCAATGCACCAGCAGGCGTGAACTGAAGAGCCTCTGCGGCTACGTTGATCGGAGTCTTCTGGAACAGCGAGATCAGGCGGTATGGGACGTAACCGGTAGACCCAAGTTCATTCTTTATGAACCGATTGATTCCGGCCACAGCCTTGGTAGCCTTGTTGTCCTGCTGAAAGATGGACTTGAGAGACTCGGTCTCGATCGTCGCAAGATCATCCTCGGTGAATCCGCGGCGACCACGTTGAGCTTCTACATCAGTCACGAACGCGAGTTTGGGATCGCGCACGGCGATCTGAATCTGAGCTTCTGACAGTCCCTTCGCTCGACCAATCTCACCGATGATGCGAGCGCGTTCAGCCTGCCGGAACGGGATATCAGTGGCCTGAGTCAGGCGCAGCATGATGTCGGGCAGAATGCCTATGGTCGCCTCGGTCAGGTTACGAGGAGACAACGCGGATCCGATTTTGCCAGCGGCCATGTCTTCAGCGATCCGCCTCCATGCTCTCTGGAAATTGAGCGGATTACCAATGTCGGTTCCAGGTTCATACGGCATCGCATTGGAACCCTTGAGGACAGTTTTTGTCGCGGCTGGTAGCGACTTGTAGATCGCGTTGATTCGATCAATGGTACGAGCGCGTCTGTTGTAGGAGTTGTTCTTGTCCTTTGAGAAGGTCGCATCGATGAGTGCAGCACCGATATCTCCAAGCTCACGCAAAGGGTAATTGATGGCATTACCCACCACGTTGCGGATGATAGAGATCGGACCCATCACCGATCCTTGAACCATCGAGATGAACAGGTCCGCAGCGTCGGCTGGATTGATCTTCGCAAGCTGCTCGTTGAGGATGGCATCGACCTCGGATCGTTTTGCGTCGGCCAAGTCCAACTGCTTCAGGCTCTTGTTGATCGTGTTGAGATCGTTGGCAGCGAACGCATCACGAGCGACTCGACCAGCAGCGAGGACTTCATCGTTGGCCAGTTTGAGCTTGTTGCCAGCGTCCAGAAGGATCTGGGACTGCTCCGCTGTCATTGGCTTGCGATTCCTGTTGGCCAAGGAATTCTGAACCAGCAGGACCAATCCCTCCGGGGTGGAGGAGTTGAGGAGCTTGAACTGGTTGATGAGCTGACCCCAACTGGTTCCGCTTTTCGCAAGTGCCAGCGCGGTGCTGCTTGCGCCAGCCACATCTCCAGAACGGATCTGGCGTCCAAAGATCTCCATGCCAGAAGCAACCCTGGTGTTGGATGAGGTATCGGCCAGATCAGCATTGAGCTGAGAGAGCGACATGGATGATGCGCGATCGACCACCTCGCCCACATTCTGCTGAGTGTATTGGGCTTCAGGAGACTGGCCTACCGTCTCACGGACCTCGGTGGGAAGCTGTTCAGCCTCGGCAACGCGGCCTGCAAACGCTCGGGTCTTCTGCTCTTCAGGACGTTGGAACCTTTGCTCGGTAGCCTTTGGAGCATTCACACCCTTCCAAGGAACGGACTCTGTGGTCGCATAGTGCATCCACGCGATGGCATCCTCGGGGGATACCTTGCCAGTCAGCAACTGCTTGGTAGAAGCCTTGAAGGCGTAGAACCAAGACCGTATCTCGCTACGCTTGATGTTCGGAATCTGCTCGCCAAACGCCTGAATGAGTCCCTCTTCGAGGGCGAACTCCTGAGCTTGCTTCGGAGTGATCTTGCCTTCTTGAACCTCTGGAGCGCGGGCCAATAGCTCGCTCTTGTAAGCGGGGGTATCTTGAGCGGATTCAAGCAGAGACTTCCGCATCGACGGGTTCGTAACCCCCTGAAACACATCATGACCGATTTCATGGATGGCCGTGTCCGCGGTAGCCATGAGCGGGTTGACGCGAACGATTCGGTTACCTGTCTTGGGATCAGACAGGTACATACCACGAACCTCGGTGGAACCTGCAAACGGACGATCCAGCTCGATGGTCAGGTTGCGACGAGCAGCGATCTGAGCGGCTGCATCGATGTCAGATTGAGTGATCTTCGCTCCTTCGCCCTGGCGTTGGAGACGGCCAGACACTGTGTCGTAGATGTCCTGAGCCGCATCGTTAGCCTTTGGAAGGATGTCTCTAAACCCAAGAGTCTCTGCTTCCTTCTTTCGAGCCAAAGACCGTTGGATCTCACCCATCTGCTCTTCAGCAAGTCCGCGTATCAGTTTATCGCTTGTCTCGTTTATCTTACTGAGACTCTCGTATGTAGACTGTAATGATTCTCCGTATTTATTCTGAATGAAGTTAGGAACTTGCTCAGGAGTTTGTGTTATATCATTAGCGTTAGGCTCTTTTGCCAACGCATCAATAGTGTTTCCAAACTCATCAACCTTAAACCTAGCTGCCTTTTCGTTGATGAAATCAGCACTTGGTTCAGCGGATGACTTCCACCAATCACCTTCTTCTTTTGGTTGAGCAGGCTCAATTTGAGCGGGTTCTGCTGCAACTCTTTCGGCGTCAATCTGCTGGCCTACCCGAGTCCTAGCCTCTTCCAGATCCAGATTCTGAACCGGACCTTCTTGCGGTCCCTCAGCCATACCCAGCTTGCGTCCCAATCGAGTGGGGCGATTGAAGAGCGTACCGAGTGCGATGTCTGCTGCGAGTTGGCCACCAGAGAACTCCCCTCCTTGTGTAACATCAGCGATCTGCTGACCGGTGGATTGAGCGACGTTCGCCGCCACATTCATAGCAGGCTCAACGAATGCGGGCTTGGTGATTGCTTCGCGTAGCGTGGCCTGACGAGTCAGTGGCCTGGCGAGTTCACTGAGACCCTTCAAAGAAGGGCGAGCGGTTAGCGCGGTCGGAGCAAAGCCACCAATGTACGAAGCGACAGGCTGCTCTTCCTGAGCTTGAGACAGCTTCTGGAGCGTCTCAGGGGAATACCTTTCAAGCAGTGCTTCTTGAGCTTTACTGGTAGCGTAAGCAGCCGCAGCACCTGCGCTCAACGCGCCTAAACCTCCGCCTACAAGCACTCCAACAGGACCAAACGGTGCACCAAGCAAGGCTCCCCCCTTACCACCTGCCACTGAAGCAGGAAGAGCAGCCAGAGAAGGAACTGTGCTGGCTGCGGCTGAGCGCAAACCAGCCTCAGTCTTACCCATGATTGGGTTCTCAAAGACATTCCCTTCCGCATCTACATCATAGACCTCCGGATCGAGTTTGTTTTCGATCAACCAATCACGCTGGGTCTTAGTCATAATGTTAGCGGCTCAGCTTATCGAACATGCTTCCCATCCACGGATCATTCAGTTGATATTCAGAAAAAGTTCCACTTGGCTTGTATTTAGCATCGCGCATCGCCTGAGCAGACTTGTTCATAGCCTCGATGTACAAACGGTTCTGAACTTCTTGAGGCAGATTGCGGAACTGTTCAGCGGGGAAGTTTTGAGAAACGACAGTTCTTGGAGTCCTCTGGTAAACGCTGCCTCCCACTTGCTCCGGTTGGACATTCAATTCGCTCGCAACGTCGGTGTAAAACGGAGTGGTCAAAGTCTGCCTAGCTCCGTATGCGGAAGATCCACCGCGGGCTTCCATTTCGGCCAGCTTCCTGTTGATCGCAGAGAACTCCTGTTCGGGCGACATAGGTCCAAGAGCTTGAGGTTCAGCCTCAGCACGAGCCTGAGCAGCCACAGCGGCAGCAGCAGCGGATCTCGCTTTGCCGTCGCTCCTTCCAACCATCGGCTCTCCTTCTTTTACTGGAGGTGCTTTTGGAAACGTCTTGGTACCTTCGCCACCAGCACCTTCACCACTTAGGTCGTCTTTCTTAGGAGTTCCAAACGCTTTATAAACATCCTGCTTATATTTAGCTGCTTCTTCAGGAGAAACACCGGGGCCGAAATTAAACACATACTCCCCATCTGCTTCTCTAAAGCTAACATCCAAGGGTTTTGATTCCTTTGTTTTTGCAACTGATATATTTGCAGTTAATGCAGGATATTTCTTAGCAAGCTCATCATAACTTCCATACACAACTGACCCGCTAGGAGTCATGAGTTGCATTTTGGTATCCTGCTCCTTCTTGAGAGCTTCCTTTGACCTCTCTTGAGCTTCTAGAAACGCAACAGTCTCAACATCTGGATCTCCAAGTTGAACCCCTCGACCAGCCAGATAACCACGCATTTCAGTCTCTCTTCCTTTGAGAGCGTTTATACGCTCAGCTTGAACCCTTGCTTGAGCCGCCTTTGCAGCAGCCATTCCAGCCATTGTCGCTGGATCAAGTGGGCCAACCATGTCTTCTCCTTTTAGAGCCATCTCTGCGCCTCGTGATTTGCGAGTTTCCTCAAGAAGACGCGCTTCATCCTCGGCAGCTTTCTCTGCAATGCGACGCTTCAACTCTTCTTCTCTCGTAATTCTGGCTCTTTCAAGGATCCGCTGATCTTCCAATGCAGCTACCTCTTCAGCCATCAAAGTCCGCTTAGCCTGACGCTGCTGGCGGATCTGCTCATTGGTTCCGGTGAACTCGCCAGCGATTCCGCCGGTGAGCATGGAAAGACCCTTGAGCAGGGGGTTAACCCGCCTATTGGCCTGCTCTTCGAGCCGCCTTCTAATTTCGTCTGGAGTAGCCATAAATTATCGCATTTCGCTGAGGATTGACCGACGAGCCTGTCTTCCACCCATGCTCCGCATAGCCGCGGCGAGGATCTCCTCGGGGTCGTAGTTGATGTCCTTGAAGTAGCCGGGGGATATAGCCTCAATCATCCTGCGGGTCGCAACCGGAATCGTGGTTGGCTCGATCAGAGGGCGCACGATGGGCTGCCTATTGGTTGGTGTAACCGGAACTCTTGCAGGAGTAGTGGGAACAACCGGCGTAGGAACCACCGGATTTTCCGGAACGGTGGCAATCGGGAACGTGGTCTTCGGAGGCTCAACGATCTCAGGGATCTTCACTTCCGGAACTGGAGTGGTCGGCGTCGGAGTGACCGGAGTTGGCGTCACCGGAGTCGGCGTAACGATAGTAGGAGGAGCCTCTATCTCTGGCGGCGCAATGTCTTCAGGAGGTGACGTGACCGTAGGGCGGACGTTGGATCCTTGGAGATCCATCGTGAACTCATTGAGGTACTTGTTCTTGTTCGCCTCGGTGATTAGTCCATCACCAACCTCTACGCTCTCGGTGGGTTCTCCTCCACCGATCATCTCTCCGCCGCCTGTTTCAACTTCCTGTGTGGGAGGTTGTACAAAAGACGGCTGATCGATCGTAGCTGGATTGCTCAGGTCTGGCTCATAGGAACCGACTGCCGTTGGGATATCGTAGCCGTAAACGACGCTCGGAATCGGTCCAAGCCTAGGAGTCTGAGTGACTTGGAATGTAGGGAGGCTTGTTGGCCTACGGATCTGCTGGGTCGAGAAAACGGGAGTCGGAGCCGGCTCTTGATAGGTTGGAAGAGTAAGCTCGACAGGAGGCTGGAGATTCTCCAGCGCGATGAGGTACTTCTCGAACGGAGATACCGGTTCGGTGGTGGCAGGAGGAGGCGTGACCGGAGTAGGAGCGGGCGTTTCTGCTCCGGGTATGAAGAAGTAGTTTGATCCGGTATCGTTTGCCATAGATCAGGGTCCAACAAAACCGCGATAACCAGTCCCAAGCTGACCAATTCCACCAGCAAGACCACCGATGCCTTGCATGATGGCCAGCGGAGAACCGGCCTGCGAGGCTTGGAATGCGTTCTGGGCGTTGGTGAGAGCGAAATTGCTGCCAGTCTGCATGAGCTGACTAGGACTGGCCTGCTGCATTCCTTGGAACAACTGAGGAGTAGCGAACGGCGAAGCACCCTGCTGGAGACCTCCGAGCTGAGCGGCTTGCGAGACGATCGGCTGGAGACCCAGAGCGGACTGGATGTTCGCAATGTTCTGCTGCTGTGCGCCCTGACGCTGTTGCTGCGAAGCCATCTGGCCTGCGAAGCTCTGCTGCATCGCTGTGTTCCGCTGACCGGTGGCAGCGAGGATGTTCTGGAAGGCTTCCTGCGCTTGTCGATTGGCGACATCGCTGGTGGTCTGACCGCTCTGGAGTAGGCCAAGAGCCTGCTGACGGCGTTGGACATCGGCGTTCCCAATCGCTTCGCTGACAGCGCGGGCTTCGCGGAATGCGGAGAGGTTACCGAGGACGTTGCCGGAAGCGGTACCGCGGGCGCGAACAGCCTGCTCAGCGGCTCGGATCAAAGCGGGATCGAGCGTACCGGCCTGAGCGAGACCGGCACCGATCTGGCGTTCGAGATCGCTGCGGATCCTTGCGGCCTCACCGGTATCCTGGGGACCACCCGGCATGCCCACGCGCTCGTAGGAAGGCGCGGCAATGGTTTCCTCGGCGATGGGGCGACTTCCGATGTCCTTGAGAAACTGGGCGTAGAGTCCCGGCTCGGTGGCGGTGCCGTAACGCTCCGGGTCAAGAGCTTGAAGCTCGGCTCGGCGTTGCTGGGCGAACTGGGTGCCGTACTTCTGAGCGGCTTCAAGCTCTCGCTGAGCTTGCACTGGAGCCAGATCAGCCAACGCTTGACCGATCGCTTTGGTCTGAGCGATGTCGGAAACGTCCTTGAAGTCAACCTCTCTAAACTGACCGGTCTCCTTGCCGTCTTTGTAGATAGGAACTTGAACCTTGGCACCTATGCGCGATGCCGCCTCGATCTCACGCTGGAGCGGGAAAGTCTCGATGGAGGCCATGACGGCCTCGCGGTTCGCCGCCGCTATATCTGGTGCTTTATAGGTGCCGCCCATAGGAAATCCTTCGGTTCATCAGTAGTTTGGAGTACCTGTCAAAATCGTACAAACGGGAAATGCCTTTGCGGAACCCACCCAGCTTGGTGACGTTCTTCGAGCATAGCCCCATCATGGCCAACCAGAGTGTCTGAACCGCATGAGGCTCAGCACCAATCGCTATTTCAATCCAAGCGATGTGACCATCTGGGAAGTTGTTGTTCAGATCCTCGGACTCCTCGATCGAGTTGAGGAATCGAACGGCACCTACACCAACACACTTCCCCTCCTCGTTCTTCACAATACCGATCAGCTTCTTGGCATTGAAGAGTCCGATCCAGTTGAGGAGCTGATCATCGTTCCATGTGGAACAAGTAGGCCAATGCTGTCGCAGCAGTTGGGCCGCTTCGATGATGGTGGGATGTGCGGTCATTGCTGAGGACGCACAGAATCAACGAAGCCAGATAGGATAGTGGATTGAAGCGAAAGGCGACCGCCCGAGTTGGGGTTGGTCTGAACTCTGAACTGGATCGTGTTCCAGCGTCCCTTGCTGATGAGGTTGTACGCTTTGAGGAACTTCTGAGAGTTGGTGATCGTCAGGCTCGAATCAAGGTCCGTGAACGTCCCCGACATGTCGGTCGAGTAGGCGATCGCCGCGTCCGTATTGGAACTGGTGTACGGATTGTCGAACGCGAACTGGACGCTGTACCCGATCTTGTCGGGGATTGGCTCGTTTAGGTTGTACGCCTTCGTGATCACGCTCGATTGGTAACGGGATCCGCCATCGAGGTACGCGGAGCTTGCGACAGGTGCGAGACGGGTGTTCGGGAGGAAGTCGTTGAACGACCAGACTTGGCCTGCTCCCTCTGAGATCGAGGTCATGTCGCCCGCGAACATGAGTACGGGTCCGAACGTAGAGAACGAGGTGGCAAAGAAGTCGTTCACCTGCCAGTTGTCCCAGTACCCGAGCCAAGAGCGGGCCAGTGAATGATAGACGATGACCGCGTTGTTCCGGGGGAAAGCGGCTTCGAGTTCGAGCAACGAATTGGATTCGAGGAGAACACCGAACTCGCTCTCCAGTCCGAGTCCGTTTGCTTCGTTGATAACGAACGGGACGGCCAAGAGATAACGGTTGTTCCAGAACACACCGTCGCAGAGGTCGAGCTTGGTCTTGTCGATCTTGCTGATCAGGTCGTTGATCGGGCTGGAGAGCGCGAGGCCGACGCTGGTCTGGGTGCCGGCTTGGATCTGCGCCATCGACCGGATGCCGTCGCGTGAGAGGAAGAATACGTCAGCACCGACCGCAGCGATGGAGCGGTGCGAGGAGCAGCCGATATTGCCGCTGATGAGTGATATGGTCCAATCGGCAGGATCCTGCGTAGGATCGGCATCCACGCTCCAAATTGAGCGTTCCTTGAAGACGAGGAGCTTGTAACCGAACCACGAGTAGAGACCCTTGATGGGATCGCCGTCGCCACCGACTCGGATGGAACCGAGTGGATCCCAGGATTCGCCATCGAGGATGTCCGAGAAGTAGAGGGTATCGGGCTGGATAGTGGTATCACCGGAGACGGCCCAGAGCCGGTTGGTATGGGTGGTGAGGTAGAGCGGCTTGTTGGGCGGCGTGAGGGATACGAAAGCGACCGCGTGAGACTGGTTGGCCGGCGAGATGGAGACGGTGGGAGCGGTGATGTAACCGCTGCCGGGGTTCAGGATTACGATGGAAAGAACCGCTCCATCGCCGCCAATTCTTGCTTCCGCGGTTGCGGTCACACCGCTCGGAGGAGCGGATATGGTGATCGTGGGAATCGAGTTGTGACCTGAACCCTGATTGATCACATCGATGCGGCTGATCTTTCCGGCGGCGATGGAGCTATTGAGATTCGCGCTGGAGACATACTTCAGGGTTCCGAAGCCATCGGAATAGAACAGCTTGTCATTGAGCTGAGCGAAGTAGACGAAGGTGGCCCCGTTATTGAGCGTCGCGCCGCTGATCGCGTTGTACGAAACGCCGGGGGAACCGAAGTAGAGGTTCTTTGTGTTGGCGTTCCGATCGCTGACCGCGATGACCAGTCGCTCGGATGCTGCGGTATCAAAGTAAAATCCGGAATAGACCTCCGCATTTGTCGGAAGGTTACTGCCGTAGTTGGAGGTGGTCGTGTTCCAGGTGCTGAGGATTTCCTCCCAGTTTCTGGATTCGCTGTTACCGGTCAGCGAGATGGATCCGAGACGAGTGACTAGGTTGCCGAAGTCATCGTAGTCCATGTTGATGGCCGACTCCATGCTCGTAGCAGGGATGGCATCGGGACGAGTAGCAGAGACGACACCGGTACTGAAGCCGGTGCTTCCATCCAACAGCATCTGATCATCAAGAGCATCTGAGGATTGGAATGGCATGGCGGATTACAGGATGTCTTGGAACGTATAATCGTACAAGCTATCTGGAATGATGCGGCTGATTTGCTGCTGCTGGCCGCGTTCCATGTCCTTCATGATGGAGACCTGAGCGGCTCCCTCTTGGAACTTGGCTTGGGCTTTCCCGTACTGCCGGGAGTATTCGAGGAGATCGCCTTCGGTGTAGGCCATCAGAGCGTTCTCGACACCGCGCAGCTCGAAGTTGCTGTCGTTGACGATCGCTTGGTTCTCTCCGAACTGCCGCATCTGGGATTGCTTCTTCCCGAGGATGAATAGGTTGCCATCGGTGTTGGGCGTGGGAACGAGCTTGATGCGCGGGACGCCGGCTTCGCCGTAGGAAGCTCCGATAACTCGGGTCCAGTTGACGAAGTTGCCGGGGGTGGACTTGCGGCTATCGACGTTGTTCCAGGTGTTGGGATCGAGCTGGAAGAACGAGACCCATTCCGCGGCGGGGACTTCGATGCCATCGGTTTCGCCGTTGATCGTGAATCGAATGGCGACCGGGAAGTCGAGGAACATGTTGTAGCCGGTACCTGAGGCGTAGGTAGCGGTTACGGTCTGGTCGAGGGTGACCAGTTCGTTGCCTTCGCTGACTGAGCGCGAGATAACGCCGAGGGTATCGTTCCAGAGGCACGAATCCCAGATCATGGAGTAGCGGCGGATGCAGAACTTCTTGGCCAACGCGAGGGTGTTCGCGTCGGTGAAGGAGAGCTTGTCGCAGGCCGCTTGGGCTACTTCAGAGGGTTTCATGCGAAGTATTCTTGGAGCGTCATTGAGGAGCTAACGCGAGCATCACTAGCAGAGTTTGTGTTATTGGTTACATCTTGATTAGTCCTATTCAACCACATACTTGGAACAATTCCTCCAAAAGTGGTTGAATAAAGATGTATCTTGTATGTAACAGCAGACGCAGTTGCTGGCGAATCAAGAATCTGAATGAACTGACTATTGAAGAAATTGGAGCTATATGGAGAAAGTCCTGTGAATGGCGCAATTCCGTACAGGCTTGAACCTATATTGTTTGAGCCAATTTCAACTCCATTGCGAGTAATACGCAAAGCTCCCTTCTCTATGTTTGTTCCAGCGTAATTAACCGCTATAGAAACAAGAACCTTTGAAGAAGATGACCGAGGCGTAATGGTTGTATTGAGAACAGTGATCTCAACTCCTGATCCAGTGTTTGTTCCTACAAATGCAGTTCCTTGAGGTGTTACATCCCTATACAGCGTTTGAACACATTGCGGAGCATTGGAAGCTGTGATTCCCAATTGACTGGCCGGAACCACCTTCACCTTGCTTGAATCGCTTGCATCGGTGATCAGCACCTTGTCATTGGTCAGATCAACCGTTTCGGAAGTGACGTTGGGAAGCGTGACGACATTGGCGTTGATCGTCAGGAGATCGGCACCGGCATTTCCGATTGTGGTGTTGCCGTTCGCTACAAGATTTCCGGCAACGGTCAGCCCACCGAGGGTTGTCGCTCCAGTGACATTAAGTGTCCCACCGACAGTTGAGTCACCAAGGTTATCAAGTTCAGCAACCGTGGTAAGCCCGCTAACATTGAGCGTTGCGATGTTTGCGGTGGTTGCCCCAACGCTTGCCAGCGTAGTCGCTCCAGTGACGCCTAGGGTCGTTCCAACCGTTGCCGCACCGGTGACACCCAAGCTGGCCAACGTAGAGGCTCCAGTGACCCCCAGAGTGGTTCCTATGGTAGCTGCTCCGCTGGTAGAAAGGCTTGAGAGCGAGGTGGCTCCGGTCACCGCGAGCGTGCTGGCGACGCTTGTGGCACCAGTGAGCGTGGATGTACCGGTCACCGAGAGGTTGCCGGGGATCGCCAGATTGCCGCTGAGGCTCGTTGCGCCGGTTACGGTGAGCGTACCACCGACGACCGTGTTACCGCTTGCCGCGGCCACCGTGAGCTTGTTGGACCCGACGCTGAAGTCACCGGTGGTATTGACCGCGGTGGTCGATAGCTGGAGCGCGGAATCGATACCGCTGCCGTCTCCAACGGCTTTGAGGACCGTAGTCAGCGCGGAGTTGTCGGAGCTTTTTAGTAGGCCAGTGTATGTCGATGCGACGCTACTGCCTGTGAGTGGAGTTCCCATATCAGTTCTTCGGTAGTGCGTACCAGCCGGCAGGCAGCGTCACCGTGGACGGCCCCACCAGCTTCTTGTTTGAATCGAATCCGTAGACGCTGGCCTTCACCGGCTTGGCCAGCATCACCGGATCACCGGAAGGGACCAGGACCACCTTGGTCATCTGGCAACCGAGGCAGTCCAGCAATGCGATCAGCCAGATCGTTCTTGAGAGCCTCGGGTGCTTTTCCATGTTGGATGTCGGTGGGTGGGGTCTCGCGGAACCAGTCGAGCAGGGCCTTCAGGATCTGGTAGATCCAGTTCACTCGGCCTTCTTCTCGGCGTCCTTGGCCCAGATGAGGCCGATGCCAGCGGTCACCGCGGCGATGGTCGTGGTGATGTCCAGATGGGTGGTCGGGTCACCGTCGAACAGGGCCTTGAGAGCGCCGCCAACAGCGACCAGGATGGCACCGATGCCGGCGAGAGTGGTCTTGGTGTTTTTCATTTGGAGTGGAATAAGCGATACGCACCGTAGATGGCGCATAGTAAGCCAATCACGGCGGTGATAAGTCGAACGATGTCGGTGAGCCAGGGGATAAACGAAACAGCGGTGGCCGCTGCTGCTCCACCCATGGAAGCGATCATTTGATTTGTGTCACCGCCGTGATTGGATGCGTCCATTTACGTGGGATTTGATTGGTTTTTCGCAGCTTCTTCTAGGATATCCACCAAGGGGAGACCGACGCGCATATTGTTCACGTCGCCGGCCTTCATACCAATCACCAAGAGCTGGTGGAGCAGTTGGAGTTGTTGCAGTGTGAGTTCGATCTTAATCATGCGACAGGAGCTTCAACAACGGGAGCTTCAGGCGCAACAACAACCGGCTCAGGAGCAGGCGGCACCCACGGCAGCGGCGGAGCGATGACCGGCGGGTTGATCTGGTTCTGGATCTGCGCGGTGACGTTCGCTTCGATGGCTGCTTGATCGACTCCAGAAGCGTAGCACCAGCCAAGCACCTGATCCTGAGTGAGGTCAGGATACGGCGTGAACGATCCACTCGGCGGAGCGAACGACGCGCTGCCGTAGCACGTTCCGCTGTACTGATCCTGCGAGCCGTTGCAACGCCAGTCGGCGGTGATGACGACATCCGTGAGCGAGCCTTCGGTCGGCTTAACGAGAAGGCGTTCGATGATCCAAGAGAGGGTAATCATGGGATTAAACGAAGTAGGAGATTGAACCGGTGAGGTTAGCGGCGGCTGTCAGAGTCATTGCGGAAAACGCTACGTTATCGCCAACAGTCCTAAAAAACAGAGTGCTTGAAGATCCGCCAACAACAACAACTGGAGCAGTGGTTCCAGCCGCATAGTCTTGGTTATTTGTGTAAATACCATTTGCAACAGTTGAAGTCGCAGCAGCAGTAAACGGAAGATTGGTAATTTGATTTCCGCCACCAGTTCCAACGGTGACATCGAAGAAGATAGTCACCATGTTTCCTATTTTCGTGTATCGGCAGCTTGCGGACGAAAACGTGCCAGAGTTAAGCGTGGGAACCCAACTCCCCTCCTCGTAATCATCCAGCGTGTTCGCATCGGACGAAGCGACTTGAGTGGCGGGGAAGCTAACGCCAGCGGAAAGCTGAATTGCACCACGACCAGCACTCGGCGTAACCCCCACGCCCAGCCCCGTGGAGTTCAGGGTCATGGCGGTGCCAGCGACTCCGCCGACGTTTTGCCATGTAAAGATGCCATCTGCACCGATGCCCAACCGATCGGTCATTACGCCGCCGGTTTCAGTGGCTAAATAAAGGATGCCAGAGTTTGCGCTTGCGGTCTGACTATAGATCGAAGCCGCTGATGGGTTCGCAGCGGAGCCAAAGATCAACGACTTAGAGAAAGCAGTGCCTCCAGTTGTTGAGAACAAATAAGCATCTCCGATAAATCGAGTATCTCCAGTGACATCAAGCGGATAGCTCGCGGAAGTTGCACCAATCGCAACACCAGTTGCATCAACCTTTAGCTTATTCGTCCGCACCGTCAGATCGCCGGTGATGGTGGCGGAGGCGAGGGTGGCGGTGCCGCCAGCGCCGAGGATTTGGTTCACGGTCACCTTCTTCGTGGTGCCGCTCGCCGCCATCGATGTGTCGGTAAGATCGACCATCGGGATGGGGAAGGTTGCTGGGATGATCGGATTGGCTCCGATCGCCGTCAGGGCTGTGATTTTCGTATCTGGCATATCAGTTAACTGTTAGAATGAATCTTCCGGGGCTCGACACCGACTCGGTCACCGGCGCACTCACGCCGTCTTCCAAGAGGATAATGTCGTAGGTTCCCAAACTCAGAACTATCTTGCTCGTCCCATCCTCCAGAAGGACGAAGAAATCATCCTCCTGCAAAAGATCCCGGCGCAAGATCGGCGGATCGATCGGGGTGACATTCCCACCGGATCCGCTGGACGTTAATCTTGTTCCGAGAGCGAGTGTCACGGCTTAAGAGTTGATCACTCCATTGAAAGCGACCACCTGACCACTCGAAATCTGGAAGCTGTCGATCGGCCCAGGAAGCGTGATGCCAGCGGGGATAGTGGCCGACGACCAACTGCCGCTGATGTTCTTGCCGGTGATCGAGGTGAAGGTAGTCGGAGCAATCGTGGTGACCGCAACGAATGGGCCAGTGGTCAACGTGGTAACGAGGACGAGCTGGAACCCGCCGTTGCCCATCGAATACTCAGTGGCCAGATTTGAATTTGCGCTCATATATCCCAGATCTTGCGAATTTGATTCTTGCTGAAAGTGCTTTCAAAGCGGGAGCCCTGCCGGTCTTCCATCCGGCTGAATCCCTTCTTCACATGGTCCTTGAGTTCGGCCTCGCGGGCAAAACCGGTGACCCCGAAGCGGGCCACCGGCTGTCTGCTCCAACGCTTGCCATCAAGGACAATGGAATCAGTACCCATCGGAGCGATATGCTCGATGGACTTGCCATTGCTCTCGAAGGTGTAGATCGGCATATCAGGATTCCATCTCGCTATCGTACTCGGCGACCATGTCGCGCATACCCTTTTCGTCCATGGGGCCTTCCTTATCCATACCCTTGTCGCCCTTGGACTCGTACTCAGCGGGCATACCGTTCACACTGCGGATCTCGACATAAGCCTCGCCGTTTTCGAGCTTCTTGAGAACACCGCGAACTTCCTCTAGGACAACTTCATCACCAACTTCGGGCATGGCTTGTTGGCCATCCTCCATGTCGGTGGAAAGAGCCTCGACCGGAATAGAAATCATGGGCGCATTGTTGTCAGCCTCCTCACATCCGCAAGCGGAATGAGAAGGGGCACCACCGATTGCTCGATGATGCCCCTTTGGGCTGACGGCAATCACCATGATGGTGGCCGTCTTGGGTCGCATATTACAGGGTGGTCGAGGTCTTAGTACGATGCACCAAGTACCAAGTCGGATTGGCAGTAGAGCCAGTGTTACCAGCGGCCAAACGCAGAGCGGCGAAGTACAGCTTCACACCAACGGTGACGAGCTGGTTCAACGGATCGCTCTTGTCGGGGGTATCAGTGATAACGATCTTCGGAGACAACGGATCATCACCGGTCAGAGCAGGGATACCGAACGACTCGTTACCGAAGAAGAACGAGGCGATGATGTCCTTGCTGACAGCCAGACCGCCACCCGCGGCAGTAGCTTGATAGATGAACTCATCGGCAGCGGTACCGGAGCCGGTGCTGACAAACGAGTTGGTCTGTTGGACAACGCGGCAACCGTAGATGGAACCCACTTCGCCCTTGTAGAACGGGGTACCCTTGTTGCCGTAGTTGGAGGCGTTCAACCAGTCGGCATCGCGCATCAAGTCACGAGCAACGCGGGGGTCGGTCGCCAGGACGTACCCACCGTTGATCATCGGAGCGCGGTTGCGCTTCAGACGGGTCATGGAATCGAGGACAGCGGACGCCGTCATCGTGGTGTTGGCAGCGGTGGTATCGCTGTTCAGCGCAGAGAAGCTCTGCGTGGTCAGCGTGGCGGGGTTACCGTACACCTTCACGCCGCCAGAGCTGGCGACGACGTTCACGGCGTCCGAGTTATCGAACGTACCACCACCTTCGGCGGCGGAACCGATGGACGAACCGCTGGCCGTGAGGTTGGAGCCGATCAGGGTGTTACGAATCACCGAGTCAACCCACAGAGCCATATCCAGACCGGAGGTCTTGGTGGCCTGCTGGAGGGAGTTGAACAGGTCGGTGGCGCGGAGGATGTCGGTCAAACCGATCACCTGACCGTACTGAGCGAGCGACTTGCTCAGGCTGTTGAGGGCCAGAGCGCGATAGTTCGCGGAGCTGATGGCAGCACCCTCGGAAGCGATGGTCTGAACGCTGCTGATGCTCGGGGCTCCGAAACGGAACATCGAGATCGCCTTGTTACCATTGTTCTTGGGGATCGGAGCCTTCATCGAGAACTGATCAAGAATCGTCTCCTGCTGGACGATCGAGAGCAGCTCCTTGCTGAAGTAGTTCTGGAACTGACTGGTTAGCGTAGTAGAGGTTGTAACTGGCATATTTGAGTTGTGGTTGTGCTATCAGTTGCCTTCCCGGTCGAACTCCCTCGACGCTCGCATGAGCGCATCCCTTTGCTCCTTGAGAGATAATCGGGAGAAATCTTTCTCCTCGGTCTTGAGTTGTCCTGCCGGAACGCTTTTCCCAATAGCGGTCTTCTGCTGGAGCTTGTTGAGCTGTTCTTTCAGAGCCTTATTCTCGGACTCAAGCGACTGAGATCGACCCGCAGTATCTTGGAGCTTCATCAGTTCAACCGCATGGACAAGTCCATCGGGCATCGCAGTGAGGAACGGAACCCGCTGCAACAACTCAACCGTGCGCTTGTACTCAGGACTGGACTGATCCTTGAGCCAGACTTCCTTCTCAGAGAGTCGGCCATAGTTCTCAGCCCATGACTTGTTGAAACGCTCCTGCTGAACCTGCTGCTGCTTGGCACCCGCCGCTTTACGGACTCCATCAGCCTTGGCTCGCGCTGCCTTGGCCAACTGGGTATCACCATCCGCATCGAACTCCTTGGCCGCAGCCTCGTAGTCCTCCGCAGTGTATCCCTTGTCGTCCCGAAACGAGTTGGACTCGGCAGCACTGGATTGCTCCCGCTGCTTGCTCCACTCATCCCGCTCACGCTTCACCGCCTCGCGCTCGGCCTTGATAGCCTCCTTCTCGGCGTTGATCTGCTCCCAAGACTTAGCCTTACGCTGTTGCTCCTGGGCGAATTTGCTCTTCTGATCCTTCGGCTTCTCCTCCTTCTGCTTGGCCTTGGATTCCGACTCTGATTTCGCGCTGACTTCCTGCTCGCCACCATCGGTCTCTTTGCTGGCGGTCACCTCATTAGAGGATTCCTGCTCAACCGAAGCTGACTCGTTTGTATTTTGAGTCTGCTCCGCTGGCTGGCTGTCGATATCGACACCGGCATCGTGATCTCTGGCCAATGCGAGCATCGCATCCGCGCTCATGTTTTCATCTGACATATTGTGCTTATACTCGTTTGCTGGCCCGCACAGACGCAGCAACCGCAACTTTGATCCTATGTGTTCGTGGCAGAATCCGGATCATCTTCCTGCCCCGTAATTGATTCTCGGTCGGCCATCATCTCGATGACCTTCACAAGACTGGCCTGACCCATTGCAAAGCCTGAGGAATATTGCAAATGGTTTCGGTCTGTTATAGCAGAAGCGTTCTGCATCAGAACCGTGTTCAGGAGAGCGTCCTTGAACTTCTTCCCGGTATCGCTCTTGAAAAAGCTATTGAGCGCGGTGGCGTCCTCCTTGGTCCAAGGGAGCGGATCCACCCATCGCTGGTGCCGTGCGAACGTCCACGCGGCTCGGAGCTTGGCGAAGGTGCTGATCATTTCGCAGCCTTCTTACGACCCGCCGCCTGACGACGCATGAACTCCGCGGCCCCGAGCTTCTTGCGCCCGATGTATGCCGCGAGAGCCCTCGGATCATCCGCGCCCTCCTTCTTGAGTTGCGTTGCCAGTTTGCTGAACTTCGATTGTTTCTTCATAAATTACCAAGCTTTGCAGGAGTGATACCTCGGCGTCGTCTTATCCGTCGCCGTATCGCAATTCATCCGCGCACGGAAGCTCTTCCGGTTCGCTGGTATGTCCTTCTTGATCTCCATCTTCGGATCCCCGAAGCGAACCTTGATCACAGTCCCCTTGGGGTTGCGAACATAAACCGCCCGCTTCTTCGCTTCGCCCGGAGTGTAGAACGGCTTGTTGAGCGTCACCTTCTTGCCCTGGTACTCGGCCATATCAGGACTGGAATAGGGGTGATTCTTGGATGTCCTTCATGTTCTCGGGCTTGCGAACCTTCTGAACCCGGATTCTGGGCGCAACACCCTCCTCAAGCTGCTCCAAATTGGTAGCTACATGGGGAGTAGGGGCCGGAATCGCTGCTGGAACCGGCGGAGGCTGCACAACAATGGTAGTCATAGCGTGAAATTCACCGCACCAATCAAATTCCAGCACAGTAGGCCAACAAGTGGGTCTACTGGTGGGCGGGAACCTCCGACAAGTGCTGTCAGAGGCCCGATATCGGCAATCTTTGCAGGTCATTTGTGTTCTTAAACAGGGGCTTGCGCCATCTCAGGCGGCGGAACCGGAATCTGGGCCTGCTGCTGCGCCAGTAAACCGCTTCCCTCCAAGAATTTCTGGATCTCCTTCCGCAGTTTCCGAGCCTCGTTCGTCGCCACCTGCTCGTAGAACTGCAACAGGCTGTCCAGACGCATCATAAACGCATTCTGGGCCGCCGGACTGAACTGCTGACCCTGCTGGATCGCTCCATTGAGGTACTGCATCAACACCCCAATACGGCCCGCGTAGTCCTGACCCGGTTTCGCCGGCACCGGAATGCCCACCAAGAGCGTCGGGATCGTCTTCGTCTCGTCCTCCAGCTCGTCCTGAGCCTTCTGGCCAGGATCCCGCAGCAATCGCTTCACCAGGGACGGGTCATCCAGCTCCATGATGCTCTTGTCCAGCTCCACCTGATCCACCCAGGGCGAGTTCATGAACAACTGCTTACGATTGATGGCCTGCTGCACCATCATCTGCCGGCTCACCATGTCCATTCCACCCTTCGGCTCCAGCTCGTACTGGTCGTGCAGAGCGACAGGGTCTGCTTCCAGCGAATCCTCAGCGAACCGGTACCGCAGACTCTTGCTATCGTACTGCACATACAGGCTCCACGCCTGCCGGTACAGCTTGCCAAGAGCCATGCGGAACAACCTTGCCCGGAGATCACCGCTCTGCATGGCCTGCGCGTTGATGCTCTGGATCTCAGTCGCCGTGCGCCGGTCGGAACCCCCGCTCATCACGCTCCCCATCGCGTAGTCCGGACTCCCGATCCGGTTCTCCGCCACCGCTCGCGTCTGGTTCAGCTCCTGATCGAAGCTCACCGGCGGCTGCGGCATCTGAACCGGGGCCACACCATACGGCAAAATCTGTCCCGGCTGGAACCGCAGGTTGATCGAGTTGGGCAACTCCCGCTCCGCACGGAACAGCGGGCGGTTGTACAGGGTCATCGCATCATGCTTATGGTTCCACATCGAGGTCATGCTCAGCTCGAACGGAGCCAGGATCTCGCACACCCCTCGCGGGCTGAACCAACCCTTGTCCTTGATCTCATACGGGAAGTCCACGAACGGACATTGTCCATGATCATAGGGCAGTTCCATGGGATCCCGCAGGTCCAGATCCACCGCCGCGGGGCTATAGAGATAAACCTCCCACACCCCGTCATCCCGCTTCCGATAAACCTCCCACACGATCACGCCATCGGTGTTCGTGGTATAGGTGATACCCTCTCTCAACTGCTTCGCATCATTCTCGGACGCCGCACCCGGTATGTTATCATCCTCCTGCGGGTTCCCCCGGATCTTCTCGATCGTCTTGTTATCCGACTTCCAACCGAACTGGCCGGCCATCCGCTTGTACGCATTGACGCTCATCGGCATCACATGCACCAGCCAGTCCGCATCCTGCAAATCGGTCGTATACGCCGGCACCACAATATACATCGGGTCCACCGCCTCGAACCCAACCCGCTTGTCACCCGGATTCCAGAAGCACTTCATCACACCACGCCCGCTCATCAGGGTGTAATCGACCCAGCTCAAGACCTCGTCCACGAAGTTGGTCTTGTCCCGAATCTTGTAATTGAACCAGTCCTCAGCCACCCGCGTGTACGCATTCAACTGCTGGCGCATCGGAACAAAGCTGGCCACTACATCCATGCCCAGAGCCTGCTGTAGGAACAATGGCTTGAGCTTCTCGATCGCCGTATCGATGAGCGGCCAATGCAGATCCGCGGCCTTGGGCCAGGGCTTGTTCGTCCGGCGAAGACCATGATGGCGCAACTCATACCACCTCGTCTGCCGCAGCTCCCACGGACTACGTTGGCCAACAGCCTCGACTATCTGGCCCTGTAACGAGTTCCGCTGTTTGTCGTTCATCATAAAAATCCTCCCCCTTTCCTATCCCCCAACCTCACAACCAGCAAGCGCAGACCCTTTACCATCCCCCTCAATCGCCCCCATCTCATCCTCCATCCGCTCCAATAGGCTCCTCCCATCCTCGCCCAACGCCTTCATGTAATCGTCCATCCGCTTCCCCCCGGCTCCGCAGAAGGCCAGCACCACCGCATCCGCCCTATCCGGACTATTCACCCCGCGGGCTCGCAGCTCGTCCTTACCCTCCAATGTCAGCTTCCCCTTGCCATTGGTCCTCACCTTCCGACTCACAAACTGCTGGAGCAGCACCTCATCCGTACCCACCGGTCCCAGGTTCACTCGCCCCTCCTCCACCATCCGCCCGAACTCGATCCACATCTCAGCCGCCTTGTTCACGAACTGATCATCCCGTATCGCCCGCTCCCCGAAGTTCACCCGCCGCACGTCCCACCCCTCCGCCCTCAGCGCATCGCACATCACCACCCCCATGCCTCCTACGTCGGCATAGATATCCTCAGCCTTCAGCTTCCACTTCCGAAACTCACTGATGAACCGGCCCACACTCGCCATCGTGTCCTTGTCCCGCCAGCGGATCAGACCCTTCACCGTGTTCCCTTGTCTCACCACCATCACACTCTCGTCCCCGCCGGCTGAGAAGTCGCAACCCGCGGTCAACCGGTGCCCCTCGGTATCCTCCTTGGGTGGGCCACTAACCAGCTTCTGCCAGTCGGCGGTCCGTACAGCCGTAAGGCTCCCATCGTCCTCCATGAACTCCGCGTAGATCATCGAGCGAACCAGCGGGTGACCCTCGCCCCAGCGGGCGAACTGATCATCGATCCACTCCTTCCGGATATGCGGGCAGTCGAAAGCGGTAACGGTAAAGGTCTTCCACTTGCCGTCGTTCCGGCGGAATACATCGTAGAAGTACCCGCTGCTGCCACCGGGGCTGCTCATCAGCAGCGTCCGCGTCGGCTGGCACCGCTCCATCGACTGAAAGATCCCGTCCGGCACCGCCTTCGCCTCGTCCACAATGTACATCAGGTCGTTGCTCGGACCCTGCACATGCCAGCCCTCAGCCTTCTCCGGGTTGCTGGCTGAGAACCCGATGCAGCGACTGATCAATTGTTGGCCATCAACCAACCTCGGGTATACATAGCGGATCTCGCCATCCTTGATCGAGAAACCGTTCTCCTCGCCACCCAAGCCATTGATCATCTTCCGCAGATGCGGCCACAGAGCGTCGGCCACCTGTCGGTACACACCAGCCGTACATACCACCAGACTCCCCGGCCAGCGAAGCATGTGCCATATGACAGCCGACGCCGCCACCATGCTCGTCTTGCCAGAGCCGTTCGCAGCCTTCAACGCCACCTTCGCATGCTTCTCGTTCAGAGCCCCCAACACCGCCTTCTGCCACGCATAGGTATCGCGTAGGCCAAGCATCATCTCAGGGAAGTTCGAGAGGTGCTGAGCTTCCTCCAAGAGCTTCCGCTGCTTCCAAGCAGGGATATGCGAACCCATGCCGAGTGAAGGGGATTTCTTGCGCTTAATTTGCTTGACTGCCATAAAATTGGGTTGGGTACGGGGAGGGGGTATCAGGTATCACCCCACCCCCCTCGTGGGGGTCCCCCCTACCCCGTCGTCCCTATTGCTATACGCTTATTGGTATACGCTATCCTATTTGTTTCCACCACCAAACGCTCCTAGTAGATTACCACTTACCGACAACTCCTTTCCTTTGGTAGTGTGATCGAGTTGAGCGCGGGCGACGTAGCCTCTCGTTCTTTCTAATAGCCAAGCGGAGCCTTGCCAGCCGTTACCACACTGGCGGACAACGGAGGTGAGGTCATACTCCCCCCGAGTCCTTGCGGCTTCGATGGCTTCCTTCCGTTCTGGATATCGCAGCAAGTACTTCGTGAAGGTCTTGTCCGTCATGCCGGCTAGATGGCAAAGCCGCTCAAATGGGATCCCGAGAGAAGCCGCATCGAGTACCCGTGACCAGTCGGACTCCGCGACGGACTTGGGATCCGGCCCATTTTTTTTCACTGCGCCGGAAGGACGGATAATGGGTTCCTTCCCCTTCCCGCTCTTTCCCGCTTTCCGTTCCTTCACCTGGTCGCTTTCCATGCCCGTCACTTTGCCCCACAAAGTGTGCCCGTGAATCCCTTTCGATCTTTCCATGTAATTTCCTGTTGACTCCTATCGCAACCCGTTGCATTCTTCCCCCGTGAACCGATCACCGGTTCCGTTTTACCTCATGAAAATCCCCTCGAAACTCCTCCGCGCTCTAGGCTTCCTAGCGCTTCACATCCTCCTCCTCCCGGTCATCTGGATCCTCGTTGACGCTATCATTGGAGGTGCCAATTGAAGATTCTGCCCGAACATTATCAATGGTTGCTCGATTCCTGCCGCCCGCTTGCCGCCCGGATACCCGCGCACCGTGAGTTCATCCGGAAGGAAGGAAGGGCAAAGGACATCGAAAAGCGGCTTCGCTGGGACCTGTTCTATTCCGCCACTCGCGCTGTCGGCTTTCCTAATTTCTATTCCTACCTGAACGACGACCACATTGATACAGCTCTTCGTGCGATCATGAAGGAGATTGAAGGAGGTTCCCTGTGAGCAACGGATACGTCATCCATGAGGATCAGCACCGTGTGGTAATCGCGACCGGCTTCTCCAAAGCTTCCGACAACCGGAAAACCGGCGACATGATCCAAGTGTGGATTCTGGTCAAATCCGTTTCCCCCACCGAAGCGATCCGGACGGGTCTTGATCGCTTAATCTGTGGATCTTGCGTCCATCGGGGGCACGAAGAAAACGGTCGCTTCGGTGTGGAAAGGACATGCTACGTAAATCCCGGACAGGCTCCGCAAGGGATTTGGAAAGCGTGGAAAGCGGGCCGATACTCTCCCTTGCGCAGCCTCGAGGTTTTCACCGGGCGCAAAGTCCGTTTCGGAGCCTACGGCGACCCCACGCATATTCCCATCGGCCTCGCCCTTGCAATTGCTGGTGTTGCAAGCGGTCACACGGGATATACCCATCAATGGCGAAAGCCCTCCTTGCAAGCTTGGCGTTCCATCCTAATGGCCAGTGTGGACACCACCGCCGAACTTCTCATCGCCCGCAGCATGGGCTGGTCTACTTTCCGGGTCACACCGGATCTAGATCACCATAGTTTCGAAAAGTTATGCGCCAGTGAACGCAACGGGACCTCATGCGCCGACTGTTTATTCTGCGACGGGTCCCGAAGCGGTATCCTTTCAATCCATATCCCCGTGCACGGGACCGGAGCCACGCATTTCAAGGAAGGGGTGGCGCTGTGAAATCCGCCTTCGATTTGATTCAACGGGACGCATTCAAGTGCGCCGTGGGGCGTGCGATTTTCTGCTGCCACCCCGACTGCGGGGTTATTCTGGATTATCGGCGGGCTGTGGAACTCTCCGCTTGCAAGGGTCCCCATTACGTTTCCATCAAAGTATTCTGCGCCGATTGCGCTGACCGAGTGCGCCCTGTGATCGAGGAGAAGCTTGTCCCCCTTGGATTGCGTCTCGAGGTCATCGATGGGAGGAAGCTGTGAAGCCCACCCACACTCCCGGCCCTTGGCATCTAGTTTCTCATCGCCCCAACCTTATTAAGGTTGAAACCGCTCGCGTTGTCATTTGTGACGCATTTGGTGGATTGAGCGACGAAACTATGTCCAACGCCCACCTAATCGCCTCCGCGCCTGAGCTACTAGCCGCGTTGGAGCGACTCCTAGAAAGCGCCGAGTACCTCAAGGAAGATTCCGACTCTGCCCACGGGTATCACGGCGAGCCTGAGTCTTTCAAAATCGCCCGCGCCGCGATCGTCAAAGCGAAAGGGCAACTTTGAAGCCCATACTTCGCGTTCTCGGTTACCTAGCCCTATGCCTGCTGTTCACCCTCCTCCTCTTTCTCTCCGCCCTCGCCGGCAATTGACATAGAAGCCCCCACCAAAGCCCCTAGGAATCACCTAGGGGCTCTTTCTTTGCCCGCATGGCATCGCCCCGCCCCGCTTGTCCTTCCTAGTGGGCCAGTCTCTCCTTCCTAGTCTGTCCGCTGGTCACTTCCCGCTTGTCACACTTCCCCAGGTTGCCACCCATCGGACACCCAATGTCCAACCCCGCTATTTACATAGCACCTCAGGGTACGACACCCTATGTCCCACCCCGTTACATCCCCTGCGACCTTGCCGGTATCATCCCGAAATCTGTTTCGGGATCATGCGATCTCATGGTGCGGTATTCCAAGATCCCGCATACGCCATACGGAATTCGGAATTCGGAAATTAGAAATGCTAATACCCCGATACCTCATCATGGAGCGGGATTGAGTTGGCCAATCATCCGTGGGTGTGAATGGAGCGGCAGAATGGAGCGGTTTCGGCCCTTCCGTTTCCAGCCCCGCGTACCCCGCTTTCGCAATTTGATGCGGAAGCACCCCTCCGACGCACTGGCGACCCCTTTCTGATCGATTGCGAGGCATCCACATCCATCCATCGGACCCAGCATTCCGGTTTCAGTGCTCCGATACCCCTACCTCCTACCCTCCGGATCCCCGGATCCCTGCTTCCAAGTTTCGCAATCAGTCGGGGGTTCTCAATAAATGCCGCCGCAGCGGGGGGCCGTTAGAGCCCCCCAGAGCGTTGCGGCGATGCATTTATTGACTCCCTTTTAAGGGAGTATGAAACTCCCTTTTAGGGGAGATAGCGGGGGGGGCGCGGAACTTTCTGGGACCGTGATTGGAAGTTCCTTCTGGATACTTGACGGGTGCCCCGGGAGAACGTACCTTGGTTCTCCTATGAGTTATCTAGAGAACGGTTCCACCCTCCGCGCCATGTTCCGCCTGATGCCGCCCATGCGGCACGACGCCGACCCTACTCGGTCCGAGGTCGTGACCTACATTCGCGAGAATCTGAAATGCGATCTTGGCCGTGCGCTTCGTGCGTTTGATTCGATGCGCCACATGAAGAGCGCTGTATTGATATTCGATCGTATTCATCGCCAGTGGCGTGGTTGTGATTGGGTTCCCGCCGAGGAGGTGGACAAGATATCACTATTGATGAGCACTGTGACAGAGCTGAAGCGTGATATATCATCATTGAGATCGGAGCTTCGGAAGGTGAAGGGCGAGGTTGTGTGGCTGCGTCGTCGCAAGGGAGGCAGGAAGACCGATGATGTGGCCGACTCGGAGGAGGATGATCTGGATTCGAAACCCCAACAGCAACAAGCCGCTCCCCCCGAAGAGAAAGCGGCTGATGGAGAGGATTGGTTCAAGGCTATGCGCGACGCCCTCGACGAGGATAAGAAGGCTTCCCGCTCTTCTCCCCCTTCAGATCAGCCCCAGTGAACGCGAGGGGGTTGCACTCCTCCCACTGGATGCCGGTGGCTGAGTGCTGAAGGTTGAGAATGGGAGAAGGGAGTCCAATCCTCCCTCCCCGCTTGCAGAAGGCCAATTGGAAGCGTCTAGGCTTTGATTGGCCTACTTCATGGAGAACGGCAATCTCCCGCGCCCAATTGGCGAGTTCGGAGGAGCCGAAG